TAGATTTGAACACTAACCTACAAATGTGGGCTCGTGGTGTGTGTAAGTACGGTGATGATTTTGTTTATTTAAAAATTGACCCCGAAAAAGGTATTGTTGGTTGTCAACAATTACCGAATATTGAGATTGAAAGAATGGAGGGTGGCTCAACTAAAGCACCTAACCAAAATGATTCTAAGATGCCATCGAGAGAATTAAGGTTCCAATGGAAAAATAAAGATTTAGAATTCCAAGCATGGGAAATTGCCCACTTTAGATTACTGGGTGACGATAGAAAGTTACCATATGGTACATCAATGTTGGATAAGATTAGAAGAATTTGGAAACAATTACTTCTTGCCGAAGATGCGATGTTAATTTATAGAACAACAAGAGCACCCGAAAGACGTGTATTCAAAGTATTCGTTGGTAACATGGATGATAAAGATATCGAGGCGTATGTGCAACGTGTGGCGAACAAATTTAAAAGGGACCAAATAGTTGACAGTAGAAATGGTCAAGTGGATATGAGATATAACCAAATGGCTGTTGACCAAGATTATTTCATTCCTGTACGTGATGCGGCACAAACTAATCCAATTGAAACTCTACCGGGAGCACAAAACTTAGGTGAGATTGCGGATATTGAATACATCCAAAAGAAAATGTTGGCGGCACTTCGTATACCTAAGGCATTCTTAGGTTTTGAAGAGGTGGTTGGTGACGGTAAAACTTTAGCGTTAATGGATATCCGTTTCGCTAGAACCATCAATAGAATTCAAAAGTCTATGATTCAAGAATTAAACAAAATTGCACTTATGCATTTGTATCTTCTTGGATTGGAGGATGAGTTGGATAATTTCACATTATCATTAACTAACCCTTCAGCACAATCAGACTTATTACGTATTGAGCAGTGGAAAGAAAAAATTGTTCTATATAAAGATGCAACGTCTGACACATCACAAGTTGGTATATTACCAGTATCCCACACATGGGCTAAGAAAAATATTCTTGGTATGAGTGATAGTGAGGTTATACTTGATTTACAACAACAACGTCTTGAAAGAGCAATGGGATTTGAATTAACAAACACTCAGAATGTTATTAAACGTTCAGGTGTATTTGATGAAGTAGATACTAAGTACGGTGTTCCTGAGGAAGAAAGAGAACAGGGTGGTGATGCACCGGAAGGTGGTGGAGAACCAGGTGGAATGGATATGGGTGGTGGAGCGCCAGCGGCGGAGGCACCTCCATCGGGTGGAGCCGAACCGTTAGCGGAATCATCAAAAAAACGTAAAATATTAGGAATGTTGGGTGAGAGCGAAGAGTTTACCGATTTATTCGATATGAATAGGGCACAACAGAATATTTATGAAATAGAAAATAAATTAAAAGATATACTAAACGAACAATAAGAATGTCAAACTTTGGTAATGTAAAATCAAAACTGTTAAACAAATTAACAGAATCTTACACTTCTGATAAAAAATCAGACGTAAAAGAATTATTAAAACAAATTAAATCAGATAAGAACTTGTCAGAAATGTACTTGTTCTATGAAGATATCGAAAATAAACACATCTCAAGTACCGATACCGCCAAATTGTTCGTTGAACAAATTGAATCATTGTTGATTGAAAAATCAAACTCGATTAAAGAATCTTGTAAATCTTTGAATAAGATATTGGGTGATGTATCAATTGAAAAGAATGTAATCTATGAATGTTTAGATATTATTTCTGAAAAGAATACCCTTTTAAACATTGAGAAGAAGGTTGAGTCTAAACAAACATTAATCTCACACCTTACTAAAAAGAAATCATCTCAAGTTTCAGAATCAACTCATACCGATAATCAATCTTTATTGAATGCGGTTTTGGTGAATAACTTCAACACCAAGTTTGTTGATTTTATGAATGAGGGTCAAAAAGAAATGTTTAAGAAAATTGTTTCTATGGATGAAACTGAATTAAAATCTGAAATGGAAACATTAAAGGAAAGTCTTAATACTAAGATTGATTCTCTTTTAACCGAATCAGACAATGAACTACGTGATAAATTAACTAACGTTAAAAACGACGTTAATGAATCGGTAGTATCGAAATACAACTATTTTAGATTAACAGAGTTGAAGAATAACTTGGATTAATCCTCGGGATTGTTCTTGTGCTGTTTGTAAATCGCCTTTAACTTTTCACTTCTTTTAACAACCGAAGGTTTCACAAATTGTTGTCTCTCTCTTAGTTGTTCAGTTTGTTTAGTTTTAAGAACCTTGAATTTGTACTTTTTAAGTGCTACTTCAAGGTTTTTTTCTTTTAGTACATTGATGATTATCATATTCTTTTTTACAATTATAATGAAATTATTTTGATTTCTTGACTTTTTTTTGTATATTTTAAATACACCATAAAATAACTAAGTATGAAAATATTAAATGAAAAGAGGAAAATTTATTCCAATTGGTGTCCACAACAATGTTAAAATAGGATACGGTACAGTTGACTACAAAGACCTAAAGACAATCTATATCCAATTAAACTCATGGACACAACCCGATACAGAGGATTGTGACTTCGATAGATTGATTAACAAAACAAGAAGACAAATAAAAGAAAATATTCACAATTTAAACTGCGAATATTTTAAACCACAATCAATTGTGGATTTGGACATAAAGACCAGCGGAGTTAAAATTAATAAACGGTCATTTATGGACCTAGAAATTACATTATACGTTGAAAAATATTTTGATGTAAGGTCAAAAGAGATAAAACAAATCGTTGCAGATTTATCTGAGACACTAATTGATAACGTTTTAACTGACGAAACTCTCTTTAATTTCAACGAAACGAAGAATTAATGTAGGAACGGGGTATTTATTATGAAAAAGATAAATGAAAATACTCGGACCCAATGAAATCGGAAGAGGTATATTAATAGAATACGACGCCGGTCACGTTTCTCCCCAAGACAATAAAAAAATAATATCCGAGATGAAAGATACAGACTTCTCTCAGGATATTATTTTGTATGCTGTTTTACAAAAATATGATACTCCAAATAAGAACGGTAGAATCTACCCTGAAGTATTATTAAAGAGAGAAAACGAGAAATATCAAACCCTTATTAAAAAAGGTGGTGCTCTAAATGAGTTAAATCACCCATCATCATCACTTATCGATTTAGATAGGGTTTCCCATTCAATCCTTGAAACTTGGTGGGATGGTAAAATCCTAATGGGTAAAATTAAACTATTCACTTCACCAGGTTGGAAGAAGATGGGTATCGTTAGTACTAAGGGTGACCAAGCCGCAATGTTACTTATGAACGGGGCAACGTTGGGTATATCATCAAGAGGTGTCGGTTCCTTAAAGAATGTTAGAGGTCAGAATATAGTACAAGAGGACTTTGAACTCGTATGTTACGATTTAGTATCATCTCCATCTACCCCCGGTGCCTATGTATTTAAGGACCCAAGTGAGAGAGAACAATATCAGGAATCAACCCAAGAAAGACCTGAACAGTCTAACAAAATGATAAATCTAATGAATAAGTTGGATAGTTTTTTATCTAAATAACTAATTTATTTAAGATTATAATACCGTAAAAAGTACTTTTTTACATAATCACAATATTTATAATAAACTAATTTTTTAAAATGAGCGAAAAATCAATCTTAGAACAAGCGTTACTTCAGGTGCAGACACTTGAAGAGGCAGTAAGGGCAAATGCAAAAGGTATACTTGCTTCTACCATGAAACAAGAACTAAATGATTTGCTAAAAGAATCTATGGAAGAAGAGGAAGAGGTTGTTGCAGAACAACCCGATTCTGAAGAAGAGACACAAGACGATGTACCAGCTGAAGCTGGAGATGAAGAAGACGGTCTTAATAATGATGAATCAGGTGAAGAATCATCTGACGATGAAGAAATATCAAAAGATATCGATTCAATGGATTTTGAAGATGAAGACGAAATGCCTAATATGGGTATGGGTATGGATTCTGAAGATGAAGAAGATGTTGTTGACATGACTGATGCTGACGAAGACGAAATATTAAAAGTTTTCAAAGCAATGGGTCCTGAAGATGGTATCATCGTTAAGAAAGATAACAATCACATTGAATTATCAGATGGCGATGACGAATACATCATCAAGTTAGAAGATGAATCTACGGAAGAAGAATCATTTGACATGAACGAAGACGATTCTTTCGACCTTTCAGGTGCTGGCCTTGATGGTGCAGATGCTGAAGGAGAAGAAAATGAAGAAGTAGTTTATGAAATCGAACTTGACGAACCAATTGGTGAAGAAGAAGTTTCTGAAGAGGAATTTGCAGAACCAATGGAGGGTGATGTAGAAGAAGCCGCTAGAACTAAGTGGAACGCACACGGTGATAAAGCCGGAGCGAACAGAACAGGTATCAAAGGTAAAAAAGTATTTGCAGCAGGAGCAATCAACGAAGAAGTTGAGACCTTGAAAAAACAAAACTCTGAATACAAAAAGGCCCTTATATTGTTCAAAGAGAAACTTAATGAAGTTGCTGTGTTCAATGCAAACTTAGCGTACGCTACACGTTTGTTCACTGAACATTCAACAACAAAACAAGAAAAGTTAAACATCTTAAAGAGATTCGATTCAATTTCAACCTTGAAAGAATCTAAGAACTTGTATAGTACATTAAAATCTGAATTTGAAGTTAAAAAACCAATTTCAGAATCAGTGGTTGAAAAAATCACGTCAGCACCGAGTAGTTCATCTTCTACTGAAGTTTTATCTGAGTCAAAGGCTTATGAGAATCCTCAATTTAAGAGAATGAAAGATTTGATGACAAAAATAAAATAAACATAAAAATAAAAAACCAAAAAAAATACTAAAATGGGAGCATTATTAGAATCAGGTATGGTAGGTAACATCGGGTTAAAACACCTTAGAGTTATCAAAGAAGATACCATCAAAAAATGGGATGACTTAGGTTTCCTAGAAGGCCTTGAAGGCCATAAAAAAGATAACATCGCGCAATTGTATGAAAACCAAGCGTCTTACTTAATCAACGAAGCAGCAGTTTCTGATGCTAGTGGTTCTTTCGAGACTGTAGTTTTCCCAATTATCCGTCGTGTATTCTCTAAATTATTAGCAAACGACATCGTTTCGGTACAAGCAATGAACTTACCTATTGGTAAATTGTTCTTCTTTATCCCTAAAATTCAGGAAAGAACTTCAGGTGGTTACCATAACCAACCTTATGGTTTCCCTTCGTCTCAAACTAACCCAACTTCAGGTTACACAGGTACTAACTTGTACGACCGTTTCTACGAAGAAGATGACACAGCAACTTCAGGTTTGTTCGATTATTCTAAAGGAGCAGTTACTGCAATCGCAGCAGCACCTTTCGCATTCGTAACATTCAGTAATGGTGCTGCATCTGAAAGTACAGCCGCTTTGAGTGGAGATTCAGTATCAAGTGCAATCGTTGTTCTTAGTGGTTTCACTACAGCAGGTGAAGGTAAAATGGTAGGTGCTAATGGTAACATTATGGACACTGAAGAATTTTTAGCTTCATTAGCAATCACAGTTACTGGTAACACAACAGCACAAAACGGTGTTAAAAACTTTAACGTTGTAACTCAGAAATATGGTAAAGGTATCGTTGAGTACGGACAAAAATCAGGTAGTGGTGTTGCTAAATACAATGACATTTGTGACGAAGAAGGTAAAATTTACTTAAATGTAGATTTCGAATCTTACAGTACAACAAATGGTTTCTCTGCATCTGACTTTAGTTCTAACGACTTAGCACTTGCTAACTTAGTTGTTTCTTACAACACTTATGCTTCTCTTGAATTCGAAGAAGAAATCGGTGAGGTTTCTTTCGACCTTGAGTCAGTAACAGTTTCTGTAACTGAAAGAAAACTAAGAGCTAGCTGGTCTCCAGAATTAGCACAAGACGTTTCTGCATTCCACAACATCGACGCTGAGGCTGAATTAACAGCTTTATTGTCTGAGCAAGTTGCGGCAGAAATTGACCGTGAAATTTTACGTGACATCCGTAAAGGTGCCGCTTGGAGAACTAAGTGGGACTATAACGAATGGAAATACGGAGCAACCGGTAACACTCCTTTCATGGGTTACACTCAGAAAGATTGGAACCAAACTTTGGTTACCAAAATCAACCAAATCTCTGCTCAAATCCACAAGACAACTCTTCGTGGTGGAGCTAACTGGGTTGTTGTTTCTTCTGAAGTATCAGCAGTATTCGATGACTTAGAATATTTCCACGTATCAAGTGCTGGTCCAGAGGCTGACACTTACAACATGGGTATCGAGAAAATCGGTTCATTAGCTGGTCGTTACCAAGTTTACCGTGACCCTTACTTACCAGCAGGTAAAGTAATCATCGGTCACAAAGGAAAATCATTGTTAGACGCAGGTTACATTTACGCACCTTACGTTCCTTTACAATTGACTCCTACAATGTATAACCCGTTCAACTTTACCCCAATTAAGGGTATTATGACAAGATACGCTAAGAAAATGGTTAATAACCGTTACTATGGCTTAATTGACGTACATGGATTGGCTACATTCAGTCTTGACACATTAAGATAATCTAATTATCAGTCATAAAGAAAGGGTCCTCAAAAGGGACCCTTTTTTATTTTATAGAAATTCAGTATATTTGTAAAATATGTCGAAAATAAAAAAAATACCTGAAGAAAGTATTGACCAAGTAGACTACGAAAAATTAAGGGTGGATGTCTTAAAGATGTTAATAGATGGTAGAAATATCGATTGTAAACAAACCAAAGAAGAAATCATCAAACATTTAAAGTTAGACGATGAGGAAAAATACGTTAGACCTATTACGTATGATAAACAACCCGATGGTTCGTTTATTGTTGGCATTGCATTAAATGATACCAAAAATCTAAATGAAATGGGTCAATTAGTTTCTAAAGGTATTGCTAAAAACATAGGTATGTACACGAATGACCGTATACATTATAATTCTAAACAAAAACTTACATGAATTGGACCGAGTATTTCCTGAACATTGCCGAACAAGTAAAATTAAAATCAAAAGATGAATCTACACAGATAGGTGCAGTTATCGTTGGGGAGGATAATGAGGTACTTTCTACGGGTTATAATTCATTTCCGAGGGGAATGGATGATTCTAAACAAGAACGTCAGGAAAGACCTGAAAAGTACTTCTGGTTCGAACATGCTGAACGTAACGCAATCTATAACGCTGCACGTGTCGGAACGGCATTAAAAAACTCCAAGATTTACTTAACATCGGGAGTTCCTTGTATGGATTGTTCCAGAGGGATTGTAAATTCGGGAATTAAAGTTATATGGTGTAAAAGAACATGTACAACTAAGAATAAAGAAAAGTGGGAGGAATCCCAACTTAAAAGTATTCAATTACTTAATGAGTGTGGTGTACAGGTAATGTTTTATTAATTATTTATTGTAGGTTCATATTAATTCATGTGACTAAACACTTTTCTAATATCTTTGGGTAAAGAGTTAATTGGTATTACTTTTGCCCTGATTGTTTTTAACTCTTTTCTTACCGCCTTTTGTGCTCTGTGGTGTCCGTCTATAATTGATATAAACTCACCGTCATCATTAACAAAGATTAGTATGGGGTATTGTAAGTCGGCACCATCTATTTTCTTAACCTCACCTTCATCATCGTCCCAAGTTAATAGGTGTGGTTTTAATTCTTCTACAGATATGTTTTCCACAGGAATATTTTCCGTGGCATTTAATAAATCCATAAGGGTTATTTTATTTCCTTCTTCGTTCTCCCAAGATGTGTCATGTAATCCTTCATTGATTATTCCCATCACCTCTTTAATTCTTTGTATGTTCTCTTGTAAGTTCATATTAATTACCAAGTTTTACAGGCCCAATATCTTGGTTTCCAACGTGGACCCGGATTCTCACAATGGTGCCTCGCTCTAAATGATTTTCTTCTTGCGGGATTATTCTTTTTAATAACCATTCTCTTACCCTTTGCGGATTTACCACCAAAACCAAAGTTTACCTTTACGACTTTTCCTTTGTCATTCTTAACGTAAACTTTAAATTTCTTAATGTCACCTTGCATAATCTTACCAAGTTGTACCTTACGTCCTTGGTATTCGGCCTCGTTTAATAAACCATATGCCTCAAATGAGGTATTTTCCACTGAACCAAATTCATCATCGTAACTTAATACGTGTACATTTTCGTTTGATTCAAACAATTTTTTAAATTGTTCCTCGGTTATTTTGATTACTTGTCTTTTTTTCATTAAAATTGAAAGTTTGTTCCTATCATAAATACAAAAGGATTACTCTTTTTATACCCGACTGATTCACTTAATTTATCCCAAGTTGTGTTATATCTGAAATTAGTATTTAATACATACCTTTTAGTTATTTTCCAATCCATAGATGTCCCATAATACAAGTCTAAATTAAATTTATTTAGATATGATATGTTTAAAGAATCGTCTTGGAATGTTTTATATATGTCACCCATAAAGAATAACTGAGGAGATATGTTAACAATCTTTGTTTTGTACGTATACGTATACATCACCATTCCTCTATAATTCATTTCATTAGATGGAGACATTTGTGGGTATACATTAGACAACCAATTACCGTTTGAATCAACAATATATTCACCTTGCCATTGACCTTGATAACCACCCCAAAAGGTTTTAGATACAACTAAACTGTAACCGAAGGTTCCATATTTTTTAGTTCTAATCACATCTATAAATGATAGTGTGATATCGTTTTGAAAATCAAAATCCGTTGAAAAGAATGTCTGTAATGTGGTGGTTCTTTTTTCTACATTTCTACTAAGACCGTAACCCACACCATAATATTTCCAAATAGGATTTATTGATGATGCGAATGAGTGACCCCATTTATTATTATTAGATGTCCTACTATATCCTAAATTTAAGGTGGTAGATATTTGTTTACCAATTACACCAATTGAAAGATTTGATGTTGAAAGAACGTCTTTTGAGAAATTCACGTAGGATTGTAATACCCCTACTTTATTTAAATTACCACTTTCCCCAAATAGTTCTTTTGGTGATAGTTTTAACGTATCCGGTGTTTGTGCGTTTGATATGAACCCCATACAAAGTAATGATAATGTGAGTATTAACCTTTTCATTAATTTAAATTTAGGGTTTGTGGGCTTATTTTTTTGATTCAAACAATTTTTTAAATTGTTCCTCGGTTATTTTGATTAGTTGTCTTTTTTTTATTTCCTCATCGAATCTTGTCATGGTAGGTTTATTTCCTTTACCAATTTTTGGGTCTTCCTTTTCCGCACGTCTTTTTTGTGTGGTCATGGATTTCTTTTCTTTTTTACTATAAGAAGAAACCACTTTTGGTGTTTCTTTTGAAACCTTCTTTGATGGTCTACATTTTGGATACGATTTACCATCGGCATCCTTTCTACCACATGGTGGATGTTTACCATCAACCTTTTTACTGACATCAACCCATTTTTCTTTAAACCAACGCCTAAGGTCTTCTTTTAAAACCTCACCTGATTTAAGACATTCATTGATGTACTCTTTATCTTCTTTAGATACGATGATATTCATAAATTAATTAATATAACAATTTAGTTCATATGTCTCTTTCATACCATAAACTTGTATATGAAGTGATTTTTTTTGTTCCTTATCGTCTTTTTTCAAACTTATTGTGAAACGATTTGTATCCCCATCTTTTGGTTTTCTTGGACCCATCCCAATTTCACGTGCAACTTCTTCCTTGTCATATGTGTAACCTTTTTTCTCGGCATATTCGAGTGCAGTATTAATTGCTGATGTGTATGTCTTGTGATACACGTCATCATTTTTTTTTGACCCATCAATACTTTCATTTGTTTTTTTTCTCCATCCCCCACCGTGTTCTTTATACCATTTTGACGCCCAACCATTTGCCAATGCTGAGGGGTAAACATCAAATTTGGATTTTGCTAAAGATTTTGCACGAGACCACAATTTAGAATTTGTTGGTTTGTTTTTACCCTCATCAATTGATTCTTCTTCATTTAGGTTATCGGGATTGTCACTTTTTTTGGTTTCATTCATGAAAAAGTCAAATACTTGGTCCATATTGTTTTTTGCCTCAGACACATGGTCATCAGCCCAATCGTGCCCATTAATGATAATATTATCAAGAACAGCGTGGTCCATCTCAAGTAACATTTCACATTGTCTTTTAATTTGTTCTAAATTAGAAAAGAACATGTAGTTAGTTTCCGAAGGTTGTTCTGAAATCATCTGTTTAAGATTCTTTCTTATAATTGATTCTAAATTTTTCATAACTATAAATACCTTATTTTTTTGAGTTAATTAGTTCTTCAACATAGTCGTCTCTTTGTTCCATCAAACGTTCATTACGTTCAAGCATTATTTGTCTCTCAGTGGTCATCATTTTTAATATTATATCATCCTTCTCTCTAATCATTAATTTATAACCCTCTAAATTGTTTTTATACGTGTTGTTTT